CCGCTGATTCATCAATTGGTGTTAGAGAACCTTCCAACAAAACTGCGTGCTCTGCTGGTAGAAAATCCGTATGTCCACTCCAACCACTAACTATAATTGGTTTTCCCGTCAAAGTAAATTCAGCCATAGGTCTACCATATCCTTCCCCCTTAGTAAAAGAAATCATTGCTTTCACTTTTGGATGATGATAAAGGTTACTCATATCAGTTTCTTCCAAATCACCATGTATCAAATAAATTGGTGGACACTTATCACCATAGGTTTTTAGAACATCATCTATTTTTTGGCGAGTTGTTTCTCTATCTATTACACTAAAACCAGCATGCGATGTTTTTAGTAACAAAGCAGGTTGCTTATCTTTTGGAAGGTATTGGAACACCGTTGCGAATGTTTTAATTACCATACCAATATCTTTTCTATCCTGTCCTAAAGAACCTTTTAACCAATGTCCAACAGTTAAGAAACAAAAATCTTCTTTTACATTTGATAATATATCTTTACCACTTCCTTTAGAAAATATTTCAGTGTCCACTCCTTCAAAAAGAACTTCAATTGGTGTATTTGTTTTTATCTCACCAACTATTTGTCCAGTAGCTTGGTCTTTTTGTTGATAAACAGTACCACCCACATTTCCTTTTGTAAACTCAGATGGAACTATGATTAGATTCATTTTATTAGAACCATCAATAAAATCTTTTGGGCAGATTGTAGTTTCAACACCAGCAGTAATACCAATATTATAGTGTCCTTTTGGTTCAAACTCATTTGCTACCGAAACCTGCATGAAAACATCTGGCTTTTCTCCAATCTCTCCAATTACTCTTTCTAACATCCATCTTCCAAATTCATCTTGGTCACTTACCTGATTTTGTGGAGTGTTACCCCAACGAAGTGGGATAATCTTTATATCGTATTTATCCATCTTACGAAGTGATTTCATCAAATCTCTACAATGGTCACCATATCCACTTCTAGTAAAAATAGGTCCCTGAAATACTAATGTTGGTTTATTCATATTCTATAACTTATTTAACTTTAAATACCTCAAATCTTTGGCGAGGTTTCCAATTTTGGAATGTAGATTCAATTCCATCCATTAATGTTTGACACATATTTGTATGATTCAATCCAGCTTCATTAATAAAGAACTCTCTACCTTTTAATGCATTCACTTTTCTTTCTTCTTTAGGTGTATTATACATTTTTTCAATAGCATCCGCTACATCATGCAAATCAACTCTATCATCCCAAATATAGGGTGTAGGTACTGAACCTGCTAATGCTAATGCTCTACTCCAAACAGGTATAGCCCAAGGACCCGCTTCTGCCTTTCCTTCCCATTTTCTCCATTCATGCAAAGAACCTATCTTAATATAATCATCTGCAACTAATACATTACCATTTACTTTAAAACCACATTGGTCTTGCAATCCACCAGTTACATTTACAATGATTGGTGTACCAGCCATTACCGATTCTGCAGTTGCTAATCCGAATCCTTCGTTATTAGCAATGTTAATTGTACAATCTGCGATATTATAATTCCAATTCAACTCATGTTGTAATCTTCTCTTTTCTGAAAACTTAATATTACAATCAGGTGCTACAGCTTCTATAACGGCTGGAAGGTCAGTTCCATTATCATCAACAGGCTGTGTATGCATTAATAACAAACACTTATCCGCTTTTTCTTTACCAATCTTTTCACAAAACAATTTGAAAGCATAGATTACATCAGCTGGTTGTTTTCTTCTAATATTACGATTACTCCAGTAAAGAACAAAATCATATTCTTTACCACCTAAAATTTCATTACGATATTCAGTAGGAACATCTGTTGGTTTGTATATATCAGTATTAATACCATGTGGTACATAACTTACTTGCCAATCTTTTTTTGGAATCCAAGTTGGTTTATCTGTTCTTTGACCAATTCTACTTATAATACCATAAGTTTGACGAGATATACAACCAATCCAATCACAACTTTCATAAAAGTTACGGTTGTACATTGGGTCTGGTAAATCATCCCAAATTGCATAAAACAATAAAGGAATATTTTGTCTTATTTCATGCTCTATATCATATAACCAAGTCCAATAGCGTGGGTCAGTAAAGTGTAGGATAGCATCTGGCTTTTCTGCATTAATTAATTGACGAATCAAATCAGCATTACCATATCCATTCCAAGGAAGTATTTTTACACTAGCATCAGCTATTCCATAATTTTTTTGAATGTCTTCGCTTACATCTAAAACTCTACCTTGCTCTGGGTGGTTGATTGCTGCACCTACTTGAAACCAATCATATTTGTGAACTGTCCCTAATACCAATTCTTTGGACATAGTGGCGATACCACTTGCCATTCTTAAATCATCTGAAAGTAACAATATTTTTTTCTTTGCCATAACTAATTTTAAAATTGTGAACCTGAAATTTGTAATTGTAAGTACTCATTCATTTCCTTACGAAATTCTTCATCTTTAACATATCTTTCAACGGTACGATTTACCAGCTTTTGAAGGGTAACATCTGAATCAAATGATACTTTTTTAAATGATGAATAAACATCTTTCAAGATTTTCACTGTAGTAAGCTTTGTGTTTTCTTGAGTCATTGTAATATTAATTTATATATTTGTATATATAAGTATATTACAATTAGAAAAAACAATAATTTTTAAAGAACTATTTTTTATTTATCTGCTTTACCATCACAATGCTTACCTAAGAACTCACACCATTTACAATTCTTTTTGTTTTGACCTGGTACTTTTGGAAACCTTATATCTTTAAACGTACCATCATCATTAAACACAGTATTGATAAATTCCATAAATTCATCATGTGCTTTTGTTACAGATGGTGCTCCGTGAGATGGCGCATGTTTAGAAATGTAAGGTACTGGAAATGCTGAATCTTCCGGCAACTTCCTTCTCATAATTTGATATTCAACTCTAATCTTTTGTAAAGGAATATTGAATAACTCTGAATAGTATTTCTTATATAGTAAGATTTGTGCGTTCTTAAACTTGTCCGCCTTTTGGTATTGATTCCAACCCTGCGTAGAAGTTTTAAGGTCAATAATTACAATTGAATTCTCAGCCAAATCTCTCAACACAATATCAATGAATCCAATAAAGTGTACACCTTCTTTAATTGGTGCGTTTAGTGGAATTTCAATACCAACTAATTCATAGCCGGATTTAGAATAAAACTTATTAAGGTTTTTCTTTAACCATTCTAAGATTCTTCTACCATCACCATAAAATTCTTCCAATTCTATTTGGGAACAAGGTGTACCTTCACTAAGAGCTTGTTTCTCTTTAGTAAAGTTTTCTTTAAGTCTTTCCAATAAAAGCTTATCCAAATTAATTTCATCAGCCTGCTTTTTAGAAACACCATACATCACCGAAAGGTAGTGTTGAATAGTTTCATGCATTGAACTACCAAAGATAGTATGAATGTTGCCTGAACTTTCACCTAACTTATCTATGTAATTTAACTTATATTGTTGTGGGCAGCTACTCCACATTGAGTACTGCGAAAATGATACTTTTGCCATAATGTAAAGATACGAAAAAATAGTGAATATACCAAATTAAACTTTAAGTTTTAATTTAGTAATTTGCTTAGGGTCAGTACCATAAGCCTCCGCAATTTCTTTGATGTGTAGTTTACCAGAAGTTGTTTGGTGTAATATTAAATAATATTCTTCAGCTTGTGTTGTTGATACATTATAATATCTTGCAATCAATTCAATAATCCAATCTTCATACTTTTCCGATGAAGTTGGTTTCATATATTTTAGGAATGCTCTTGTTTTTGGAATTAGTCCTATTAGGCATAGGTACATTGATTTAGGTGATACTTCTTGCAAATATGGTTGTACATCTGCAATTAATTCTATCCATTCAGGTTTCATAGAAAGAAAACGGAGTATCATATAGTTACTCCATGTCTTTTTATCACTCTCATCAAGAGTATCCCAATATTTAGGATTCTTATCTTGCGTTATTGCGTTAATATGGTCAAATAATGTTTTAGCCATTTTTAATATCCAAATCTAATGAACGAGTTTCTGCTGCTTGTAATTTATCTTTTTGTTCTAATGCTCTTAGTTGAACAGGCTTCATAAGTTCTTGCTCTGCTCCACAATCACCACAAAGATACACTTCAAAAGGTATCATCATATCCTGGTCACCCCCATATGCTAATTTAGATAACTTTCTCATCTTCATAGCTGGTAAGAATGTTTTACCACCACACTCACAAAATACTGGTACTGATGCTGATATATCTACTTTTGGTTGTGGTTGTTGTGGCATTTCGCCTTGTCCGATAATGTTTGCCATTTATATTATATTTAAAATTTGTATTAAAGTTGCAGCAGTTGGTATTTCTTTATCAATTGCTGAAAAGTGTTTAAACTGCCCATCTGCCAAAAGAAGAATTACACCAGATGTATTATCCGCTGCATATTCATCCACCTTATCATAAAGTAAAGTAAATAGGTCAGTAAAATCAGTTACCTTACTATCTATAAGTGCCTGTCTGATTTTCATATATTTGTTTCTCTTATCATCGTTTGATTTAAGAATATCTAATACTTTCATTTTGTAATCATTCTCTAATAGATTTTGTACATCCACTTTTAACTTACCTTTTGTAGAATTCATTTGGCAAGTATTAATTACTTTACGAATATCAGGATATGATGAATCAATAATAGGAACTAAATCTTTTGGGTCAAACTCAATACTTTCAGCTTTCAGAATTTTACTCATTTGAATTGCCACATCCTTTTTAGTTGGTGGGATGATTTGGAAAGATTGACATCTACTTTGGATTGGTTCAATTACTTTCTCTACATAGTTACAAGTCAAAATGAATCGGCAGTGTGAACTGAAAGTTTCCATAATATTACGAAGCATTGGTTGTGCTAAGTAACTCATGTAATCAACCTCATCCAATACTACCACTTTCCATTTTTTGAATCCCATAGATGAAGCAAACCCTCTTACCTTATCTCTGATTGTATCAACATTTCTTTCATCGGATGCGTTGATAATCATATAATCACAATCAATTGATTTTACAATTAACTTAGCAAGAGTTGTCTTACCCGTACCAGCTTTTCCGTACAACAATAGGTGTGGTATATCATTATTTTCAATGAATATTGAAACTTTTTCCTTTAGGTGTTCATTACCCACATAATCTTCTAATTTAATTGGGCGATATTTCTCAACCCAAAGACTATGATTTACATTTTCTTCTTG